CTATTCTTTCTTCAAACTCGCCAGCTTTTCTTTCTTCAGCTTCCATATTTTCTTGTGCTTTTCTTTGCATATCCATAGCTCTTAAATCTAATTCTCTTTGTTTTAGTGCGACTAATGGATCTTGTTTTTGTCCACCTGCTTCTTCTTGAGCTAAAGCTGTAGTTATCTCAGCAATTCTTTTTGCAACCATAGAATCAAACTGTATTTTAAATCCTTGTGGATCCATTTGTGCTTGTTGTTGCATCTCTGGAGATTCTTGTACTAAGTTACCTACTTCTCCGTGAGCTTGTAACGCAATATGATCTGAAATATGTCCTTGAAGCAATGCATACACCATAGGGTTAATTTGAACCATTCTTGATGCCATAAATGCTCTGTGTGCCGCCATATGTGACTCATGATCTTGCTCAGGAAACGCTTTTAACATTTGCATTTGTAATGCTTTAGCATTTTCAGTTGCAGGATCCTCAGGTTGTGGTTGAACTTCTGGTTTTAGTAATGCATCAATGTGTTTTGTACCTAAAGCTTCATAAACTCTTCTGTAAGCCTCTCTTAAATTATGCATTTGTGGATTTGATACTGCAATTTTTAAATTTTCATTCGCTAAAGTTACTCTTTGTGACATAGAAAAGATATTTGGATCTGCAACAGGGATTACATCTACTCTGTCGTCAAAATCTTTTAATTTTACGAACCTATCTGCGTTTGTAACTGCATATGGATACACCGGAGGTAAGTAATCAGCAAAAACTTTTGCTAAAAGTCTAAATTCTTGTCTCATTCCATAGTAACAACGCTTGTGAATAGCACTCATGACACGAGAACCACGCTCCAAGAGAGCAATTGTAGTTCCAACAGCTCTATTTTGTGAATCTTCACCCGTTTGCATGTCTGCAATTGATGCAAATCTTTGTCCTGCTGCCACTACAAAGCCTAAAAGTTGAAATAAAGTTCCACTTGGCTCTTTAAAAGGTAAAATTTGAAACTGATCTTTAATGTTTCCACCTGGTGCATCAACATCTCTGAACTCTCCAGGTTGAAAAGGTTGGTCATCATCTCTAATTCTTATTCCTCTAGACTTAAATCCAGCAGGTAGGTTAGCTAAAGTACCTGCATCTAATAATTGTCTTAATGCTTGAGTAGCAGATCTAGATAATCCACCAATCATATGGATTAAACCAAAACCATAGAAGCCTAAACCTGGTAAAAACTTATAGTGAACAAAATATTCTTTTCTTGAAGATGTATCATCATCTTGATTATAGTTTCTATAAATAGATAATACTTCTCCTGAACCTTCATCGATTGAAACGATGTATGGAAGTTTAACTTCTTTTTCTGCATCTTCTTTTTCAAACTGATTTATGTTTAAATCAATATGCATTTCTAAAATATTGTATTGATATTCTTTTTCTCCTGCAGGTTTAACACCTTCAAGTTCATTTAGTTTATCTTGTACAGGATTTTGTTCAGCTTGTTTTGCTATTAATTCTACATCTCTATAAAATCCAGCTTTTTGTTGTTTAAGAACATCATTCTCTGACATCTTAACAACGTGTGTAATTCTTTCGCAATCTTTTAAATCAGTTGCATAGTAAGGAACAATTAAATCTTCGGCAGGTACAAATTTTGATACCGCTCTTTGTTTAATCTCATCGTAGTAAATCTTCTTAAAAGCAGATCCTGCTAATGGTAAATAGAATAACATTTGATCTGTATCTGGAGTGTACTCTTCCATCTCCTCCATCAACATATAGTTCATGAAATCTTTTACACGTTCTGCTTGTTGTTGTGTTTCTGGTGTGTCTGCTCCAATGACAGCTGTTCTTACAGGGCCATCACTTGGTAGTAATTCTTTATAAGCTTGTGCTTGAAATTGTGTAACAGCTTCTGATAAGAGCGGATGGGTAACACCACTTGCACCTTGAAACGGTCTAGTATTATTTACATATTTAAATCCAAGTAAATCTAAACCACTAGTGTAAGCCTGTTCCCAATCCGATCTTGAAACTTTGTCTCTTTTATAATCTTGAATAAGTTCAGCAGACAGTCGACCTAATGCTCGGTCATCCATCTCTTCAGCAAGGTTTCTATAAAAATCTTCTTCAGGTTGTTCTTCTTGAGGAATCTCTTCCTCTCCACCTTCAATTTCTACGTCAACTTCTTCTGTTACTTCATCTTCTTCAGGAAGTTCATTTTGTTTCTCTACTTCAGCCATTTAACAAATTTTAGTTGCCTTGCTTCTTGCTAGTTTGTTTCCTCTTGCTTCAACCATAACACCATTATTAGCTTTAATCATTTTACCGTATTTAGCACCATCCATATCACCTAACCCAAGACCTGAATAATCTCCAGCTAATGTTCCACCTTTTTCAGATGTAGCATTTGGTCCTGGACCTGTTCTAAGTCCTTTATTTTTATAAACGTTAACCGCATCCATTACTTTTTCTTTTAAGCCTTTTTTCTTTGTGATGTAGTTAATTTTAGACTTGTCGCCACCTTCAGTTTTAAGGTATTCTTTCATTTCTTTTTTCTGCCCTAGCATTTTAGCTCCTGCGTATCCCGCAAGACCTGCTGCTAGAAATTTTTTAAGTTTTTTACTTGCCATGATATATCTCCTATTGTTATAACAGGTTTATAATATCATGCAAATATATTTACGACTAGTCCACCCGTGTTATAGGCTTTAAAAGGCTTATCAGCCATTTCTTTATTAACCCTGATAGCATAAGCATCAAAATATAACCTAGGATCACCTTCCATTATCTTCTCAACATCTCCACCATAACGTCCTGAATAATACTCAGCTTCTTGTGCAGTTTTAAATGCAGCTTTATGTTGAGTTCTTGATTTATCTGGATTAAGACCAAATTCTTTTTTAGTATCTACTTGTTGTACAACTTTAAAAGGTTTATTAGGATCTGACTTTGCAACCGGTATTGTTTTAACTTCTGAACCATATTCTCTAGCTATTTTATCCATTGCTGCAGGTAGAGTTGCTTTCTTTTTAGGATCTGTAAAACCTTGTATTGGAACTTCATTATCGTTAGCATCTTTTCTAACTACTCCTTGTCTACCGCCGTATCCTTTAAAACCTGCTTTACCTGTTCTTGTTCCGTAAAATTCTATGTCCCCTAAATACTTAGTTCTTTTTGCATGGTGTAAGTATTCAACAGGTGAGATAGCTACCCAATCTACACCCCTGTCTGCTGCATCTTTAATTTGATTTTTAAGAGCATGTGCACCCCAGTTCTCTTTTCCGTAAAGAGGTAAAAAAGGAATCCCTTCTTGAGCTTCTCTGTTTGTTATATTGGATAAGTTAAGTGAGTTAGATCTCATTTCTCTAAATTCACTATTCAATTTATTAAATCTTGCTTGGTCTTCTCTAGTCGCTTTAATCCCTTTAGCTGAAATCGTTTTCATTTCATCAACTATTTTTTCGAGTTTTCTATTTGCCGAAAAGAATTCTATTTCTGAACCAAAGGCATTTTGTACTTTATCTCTTGTTGGGTTAACCTTTCTTAGCTTTTGGTGATAGTCAGATTGTATCTCATCAATCATCATAACTTTTTGATTCTCATTACCCCCACTTCTAATACTACCTCTTACATGATAAACCTGATTAGGTATTGATTTCTCACCACTCTTATAATGTCTATTAAACCCACTACTTAGTTTCTGCCCCATAGGTAATTCTTTAGGGTAATACACTACATTTTCAAAATACTCATCCCCGCCTTTAATTCTATACTCGCCATAATTTCCATACTTAGTTTCAAACCCTTGTGATTTTTGTAATTGTAGTCTTCTAAAAATATCTATGTCTTTTGCTTTACCCGCTTCAGTAATTCTACTTATCTCTAACGGGTCTACCTCAACTCCTAGACGTCTAACTTGTGGAATTAAAGCTTCGTAGCTGCCTATGAGATCACCAAAAGGAGACTTTTCAAAATCAGAGTATTGATCCTCTACTTCTTTAAATTTATTGTACATTAAAGCATTTTGTTTTCTGACATTTTTTTGAATTGAGTTTACAATCTCTATAACGTCTTCTGCTTCTTGGCTGTCCCCTACTTTAGCAATAACTTTGTTTTTTATACCATCTAAACTATTATTAATGTCACGTCCTAGATCCTCAGCTTCATCTACTATTTTGACATCAGTTCCAAGCTTTCTCATTTTTAAATTATTAACAGGTGCTTTTTCTACGATATATAATAAATCCATTTTAGTTAAGGGGATCTTCTTTTCTTGGGCTACCTTTAGAAACCCACCTACAAGATTTCCAGCTTTATCAAACTGTGCGAGGTTAGCATCCCACATCTCTTCTTTCTTAACTGCTTGTGATATATTTTTAAATTCAGGATTACCGGTCTTAAAAGATCCTGGACCCCCTGATTTAAAATCTTTAATCCACTCTTCTGGTTTTCTTGCACCTGCAATCGGGTGTCTTGCAATGTAATCGTAAAGAGAGGAACCAATTCTTTTTGTTTTACCCCCACGAGAAAGTGGAGCGTTGTAAGCTAGTTTTTTAAGTTCGTTTGATCTTGCGATTGCAACTTGTCTAATTTGCTCTTGTTGCGATATCTGAGGTGCTGTCATTGCTCGACCTCTATCCATCTTAGTTGGAACTACAGATAATATTTCATCTACCTCATCAACTGGTCCCGTGGTCCGTGAAACGGGAGCCTTGGGTAATTTGATTCCTGCGATTTTTTTAATAGCTCTAGCGATAGGGTTCCTAAGGGCCACGGCTCCTGCACCAGCTAATGCTAATCCTGCAACTCCTCTAGCTGCTGATGGTTCGTATGGTTCTAGATCAGATTTATTAACAGGTACTGAGGATGTTTGATCATTCTCAATAATTTCTTGTTTGTTTAAATCCGCAAGTCCGGCCATTAGTCTATAAGATCTTTAATGTAATCTCCACCTTTACCAACTACATTCTCTACGATTCCAGGGTTGCCTCTTGGTTCTGGTTTTACTGTATTAGGCATTTGTCCCATATCCATTCCACCACCTCTAGATTTTTTAGTAATCCACTTTTTAGGTTTTTCTTTTTTAGTAATCCATTGAGTAGGTTTTTCTTTTTTAGTAATCCATTGAGTGGGCTCTTCTTTTTTACCCATATCCATTCCGCCACCTTTGTTCATAGTTCTAGGTTTATATATTCTTACAGGTCCATTTTTTCTAACATTTTCTTCAGCGAGTTCATGAAATTTTTTAATAGGAGTTGCAAGAATTGTTCCAGTTTTTTTAGCAGCTTCTTTAGTTTTTTTAATTACTGTTTTAGTTTGTTCCACCTTTTTTTTAATATAATTTTTAATTTTCTTTTTCTCTACAACATCAGATTTACCTAACTTGCTTCTCATCTCTCCGGCTGTTCCACTGTCGGCTCCACCACTTTTGCCCGCTACTGATCTTTTATCATCTGCAATAAAAGTGTTCATAAAATCTCCGAACCTAGCTTTTTTAATCTTTTTTTTAGGTAGTCTATCTAATAATCTTTGAGCCTTCATTGGATTAAGTTTATCTTTAAAAGATTCTGTAATTCCCTCTAAACTTGCAATTGCTTGTTTTGTGTAATCTTTTCTTTCTTTATCTGATTTAAAGTTTAGCATTTTCCCTGTATTAGCTCTAACCATTTTTCCAGGTGGTAAAGATTGATCTTCTAGACCCATTCCAGATGTTCTAGCAGCACCATAACCTTGCATCATGCCACCGGCCATTTTTTTATCTGTTTTAATATCGCTGTAATCACCTTTTTGGAAATCAGCTTTTTTCTTATTAAATTTATTTTTAGCATATGAATATCCTATTCCAATACCTGATCCAACATTTATTGCAAGATTTACTGCTTTACCAATAGGTGTTCTACCCATAATAAATTTAGCAGTTTTTCCTACTTTACTTCCAGCTAAGTTCATAGCTTTTGATCTTAATGTATTTCCAGTTGAATTTGTCATTAAATTTGTAGGTGAATTCTTATTTACACTTGTAAGTAGTGAACTATATTGTTTATCTAATCCTAATTTCTTACCCATTTTTAGCTCCTTGTTTTTTTATATTCATTTTCTCTCTCGCAACTTCCAATCTTTCATCTGATTGCTCGTCTTGAGTTTCTAATTTTACTTTATCAAAATCTAGTCTGTCTTCAAACTGTTCGTCTTGATTATTTATTCTTAAAGCATCTGTTTGTGCTCTTCTTTGCATATCCATTGCTCTAAGATCTAGCTCTCTCTGTTTTAACATAATTAGAGGGTCTTGTTTAGCCCCGTCTTGCTGTGCTTCAGCTTGTGCTAACTCAGAAGTTATTTGTGCAATACGTTTAGCTACCTCAGAATCCATTACCATTTGAAATTGTTGTGGATTTTGCTGTGCCATCATCATCATTTGTTGATTTTGTTGCATCATAGCCATTACTTCCTTCTGTGCTTTAAAAGATACGTGTTGAGAGATGTGTCCTTGTAGTAAAGCATACACTGGAGGGTTAATTTGTACCATTCTAGTCCTCATAAACGCTGAATGGGCTGCTATATGGGCATCATGGTCTTGATCAGGGAAAGCTTGAGCTATTTTCATCTGTAAAGCCTCTGCATTTTCAATTGCAGGGTCTTTTGGAACAGGTTTGTCCTCTGGTTTTAGTAATTCTGGTATTTGTTTTGTACCTAATGCCTCATAAACACGAGTATAAGCTTCATGTAGGTTATGAAGTTGTGGATTTGTCTGTGCAATTTGCAATTGAGTCTGTGCTAACGTCACTCTTTGGCTCATTGAGAATATATTTGGGTCTGCAACAGGTAAAATATCTACTCTATTGTCAAAATCTAGTGATTTAATAATTCTATCAGCACCATAAACTGCATATGGATACTCAGGTGGTAGGTATTCTGCAATAATTTTTGATAAAAGTTTAAATTCTTGTCTCATTGCATAGTAACAACGCTTATGAATAGCACTCATTACTCTGCTTCCTCTTTCCATTAGAGCAATTGTTGTTCCAACAGCAGCCGCTTGGTTACCTTCTCCAACCGCTGTGTCTGTAGTTAGTGCAAATCTTCTTCCTGCATCTACACAAAAGCCCATAAGGTTAAATAATGTTTGTGATGGTTCTTTGAAAGGTAGTAATTGAAACTGATCTCTAATGTTTCCACCCGGTGCGTCTACATCTCTAAACTCTCCTGGCTGAATAGGTTGGTCATCATCTCTAACTTTCATTCCTCTAGACTTAAATCCAGCAGGTAAATTAGATAATGTTCCAGCATCTAGTAGTTGTCTTAAAGCAGCAGTTGCTGTTCGTGACAGGCCACCGATCATGTGAATTAAACCGAAACCATAAAAACCTAAACCTGGTAAAAATTTAAAGTGAGTGAAGTAATCTTTTCTAACAAACTTAGTATCACCTTCTGTATAATTTCTGTAAATAGATAAAACTTCTCTAGATGATTCTTCAATCGTTACAATGTATGGAATTTTAATTCCAAGTGAATCTTCTGCATTATCTGAAATATAATCTGATAGATCTAGATCTACATGAAGTTCTAAAACAGTATACATCATATCATCAGACTCTACTTTTTTAGTTCCTTCTAGTTCACGATATTTATCTTGAATCTTATTGTCTTTTTCTTGAGGCTTTAATAATTCTATTTCTCTATAAAACCCTGAAGCCATCTTTTTTAACAAATCATTTTCTGATTGTTTTAATACGTGAGTAATTCTTGGAGCTTCTTTTAAATCTGTTGCATAGTAAGGAACTACTAAATCTTCCGCAGGGACAAATTTAGATACTGCTCTTTCTAGCATTGCATCGTAATAAACTTTTTTAAATGTAGATCCTGCAAGTGGTAAATAAAATAACATCTGGTCAAACTCTGGAGTGTACTCTTCCATTTTTTCCATGATCATATAGTTCATGAAATCTTTAACTCTGTTTGCTTGCTCGTTCGTTGCGTCAGTTTTTAATCCAAGAACCTGAGTCTTAACTGGACCATCGCTTGGTAAAAGTTCTTTGTAAGCTTGTGCTTGGAATTGGGTTACTGCTTCTGCAAGAAGGGGGTGAGTAACACCGGCCGCTCCTCTAAAAGGTCTGTTCTGTTCTACGTATTTAAAACCTAAAAGATCTAAACCTTTTAAGTAACCATCTTCCCAATCTTTTCTAGACTCTCTGTCTTTTTGGTAATCTGCAATTAAGTCAGAGGATAACTGAGAGAGAACTCTCTCATCCATGTCTTCTGCGATGTTGGCATAGAAATCCTGTTCAGTAGCTTCTTCTTCTACTTCATTTTCTGGATCTTCAAATGTTACTGTCGCCTCTTCTTCAACGTCAATTTCTTCTTCGTTGTCGATAGGATTGTTGTCCTCAATAGCCATAAATTATTATGTTATCTTAGTTGGTTTATTTCTTCCCATTTTGCAAGAGGCTTTAACATATTTGCCTGTATTTGCTTTGATCATTTTACCGTATTTAGCTCCACCAGAGAATCCAATATCAATACTTGTTCTTGGATCTGTAGTAAAGACTTCATCAGCCATAAAATTTTTTGCTCTTTGAAGCAAACCAATTTTACCTAGTTTAGTTCCTTTGCCACCTGTCATAATAGCATCTTTATAACCTTTGCCACCTCTCATTGCAGCATTAGATGTCATTGCTTTTTTTGCTTTTTGAATAGTGTCTATTCCACCTTTACCATCCTCAGTTGCGGCTAATAAAGATTTGTTTCTTGCAGCACCTAATGCAGCTGCCGCAGCACCCGCCATAAGAGCTTTTTTTAATTTTTTCTTCATGATTAATATCTCCTTATAGTATATTTTTACGATTGTAAACCAATTGAGTGAATAAATCTACAATATCGATCTAAAAACATTGGTAGTATCTACTAAACCACCTGTATTCATATAAGCCTTTTGAGGCAATAAAAATTTCTTTAGTACATTGCTATCTGCAATTAGAGTTGGAACCATTTCGTAGTTCGCTGGATCGTCTGGACCCATTTCTTTAATAACTAGTCTTCCTTTTCCTCCTCCAGCAGATGAGTAAGCTAATTTAATTTTTTCAGCTTCAGCTTGTGTATTTGCTGCACTTACATGATTATCAAAGATATAATCATTGCCTATTTTTCTACTATAAATAGCTCTATCGCTCTCTACTGCCATTCTATAACTAGAACTATTACTAGTACTTATCTCATCAATAATTTTAAATGGTTTCAAAGGATTGGATTTAGGCATAGGAAACATTTCAAACTTAGCTCCGTATTGTTTAGCCTGTTTTCTTAAAGACTCATTTAAAGAAGAGTATTGATTTAATTTTTTCGTTTCTCCAGTAACTTTATCTTTGATAGCTACTTTCCCATTTTGTAATCCATAATTTATTTCATTTCCAAATTTATCTATATCAAACATTTTTATATTTTGGTTCATACTTGAAGGTACAATAGAGATTGCATTAATATCTCTTTCTGCCATGGTACGAAGTAAGCTCTTAACCGTTAAGTCGTTATAACTTCTAGAAAAAGGACCTCCTGTGGTACTATCAACAAAACCTTTATTAACTATATCTCCTAAAGCACTTCTATCTAACTGATCTATTTTATATTTTAATTTATTGGCTTGTTGTATTTGAGATCTAGTTAAACCCATACGCCCTCTTCCAAGTTCTAGGTAAGGAGCTAACTGATTTTGTAATTTTTCTCTTTCATTCTTCAGCATAGTTATATTAGCGTCTTGGTTGAAAGGACTTATTTTATTTTTAAAATATTCATCTTTAGTTCCTTGAAAAGATGAAAATTGTGGAGAATGTAGATCTGATTGAACTTCAGATACTCTGATGTGTCTTTTGTTTACTCCTAGTTTTGGATTAGGTAAGTCATCATATCTTGCAAATAACATTTCTCTTTTAGATTTTTTTAGATAATGAGGAGCAGGAGATCCTTCTACATAATTAAATTTACTTGAACTAATACCAGGCATAGGGCCATCATAGTAAATAACATCTTCTGTAAAATTTTCTCCACCATCTAAATGATAATTTCTCTCTGCTTTATTTTTTGGAAAAAAATTGTCTTGATCTTGTTGGCCTCTAATTTTTGGAGGAACCGTTGAAGACGCATTATACTTTCCAACTGCTTGATTGTATTTAATTAATAAATTTGAAAACTTAGATTTATCTGCATCTGCTGCTTTACTTGCAGCTTCTCTTAAAGAAGTTTGTACCATAGTAATATCGTCTGCCCCAATTGGAGAAGATGCATTCATAGTTCTTCTAATATTAGAATTAACTACTGCTGGAAACTCTCCTAAATTAATTCCAGTAGCTCTTGCAATTTCATCTCCCTCTGCTGCAATAGTAGCAAAGTCAGAAGCAGGATCTTTACCTGCAGTTAATCTTAATGTTTTAATATTAGCCAGTGGCGATTGTTTAATCATCGTTAAAATAGATTCTCTGTCTATTTCAAGTCCTTGATCTTTAGCTGTTTTAAGAAATCCACTTATTGGCTGACCTGATTTATCAAAGTTAACTAAGTTTAAATCAGATAATTCTTCTGGACTTACTTTTCTAGATATTCCTTGTAAAGGTCCTCCAGGGTAAGTTAAATCTCCTCTGTTCGCATCTTTAAACCATTGAATCCATTTATCTGCTGGAGCTTTATCAAAGTTTGCTTCAAGCGCTCTATCATAAGCTGAAGAACCAAATGTTCTTCCACCAGGTTTTAGTTCGTTTCCAAAGTTAAGAGGATTTTGTATAACCTCACCAAATCTTGAACGTCCAGTAGTTGATAATGCAGGAACAGTAGTGACAGGTTTAATAATTAAGTCTGTTGCTTGTCCGGTGGCCGTGGGTATGTTGTCGCCAACAGGTTTGCTAGGTAGGTAATCTACTTTAGCTGCAGGTTTGTTCATCTGCTTTAAATAATTTCTAACACCCGGTATTCTTTTACCAAGTGCAGTTGCTCCAACAATTGTAGCACCGAGTGCTGCTAATCCGCCAAGTGCTGAAGGTTCTTTTTCATCATAAGGAGTTTCAACGACCACCGGACTCTTTTTAATCGGAGGAAGACTTCCTTTTATAATTGAATCGATGAAACTGTCAGCCATTATATTAAACCACCTTTTCTTTCTTTTCTAACTTCTCTAGTTAATTTTCTATCAACTTTCAATCTTTTTAATGCACTCTTAGGTAAAATTAATCTACTGTACCTACCCTGTCTTTTTGATGGAGAGGAAAATGGATCTCTTTTAGGTGCAAATTTTTCAAACAATCTTCTACCAACAGCAGTTTCTCTGGCTGTTAAACTGCCTTTTAATATTAATCTGTCTTTTTTAGGAACAGTTTTAAAATCACCTGTGGTTTTAGCAAAGCTTTTAGCAGCTATAATTCTTTGCTTATCTGCTTTTTTAGTTTTAGCTCTTTCAAAAGCAAACCTACCTTGGTACTTGTCATTAATCTTATTACCTGGTGCAGAAGACAAAGCTTTATTTTTACTAACGCCTCTAATTACATCAACACCTTCTTTAAGTAATTTTAATTTTTTGTAGCCCTTAATAGCAAGTTTTCCAGCAAGTATTGCAGCCATTAGAATATTCCTTTAAATCCTGTACCTCTAATAGCAGATCCTGCTCCTCTAGCAGAGCTTTCACCCATACATGAATCACAGCCACAAGAACTTGCATGTGCATCTCCACCAATTTTCATTCCTTTAGTAGCTTCGACTGCTCTAATCTCTTTTAAATTTTGTCTATCTTCATCATCCGCTGCTTTTCTTGCTTCCATTGCAGTTGCATAAGATCTATTGTAAAGAGTGCCTTCCTCTACTCTTTGATTTTTTGATCTACTTCTTTCTGGAAAACCTTTTATTCGTTTTTTCTCTTTTTTTGGACGTGTATCTATTTTCTCTTTTGACATTTTTGACATTTTAATCTCCTATTATGCATAATATTTATATTCGCCCGGTATACTCATAGGCTCAGGCTCATCCATATATGTTGATACAAAATTACCTTGTCGGTATCTTAACATAGCTTGGGTGGTGCTGTCGACATAATCGTCATGTTGGCCATAAGGAAAGGCTGCACATTCCTCAATAACTTCCTCTGCAAATCTCTCACCATGAGGATAATAGACATTGCCTGATTCAAATATAGGGGCCACCGCATTAACTCTAGAATGCTTATCATTTCCTCTAGTTGGAGTAAAATCTAGTACAGGAATACCTGCACGTCTAAGTTCTTGGATTAAAGATTGACCACTAGCCTTAGCCTCAACTACAATAGATTCTGGTTCCCAATATTTATATGCCTCCATAGCTACTGCTTTTAGTTCTGGAAAATCCCAACGACCTTTTTCTGCATCTAATAAAATTAAACAGTTCTCTCCAGGAGTAGGTTCAAAAACTCCCCAAGTAGTAATAGCACTGTAGTCGGCAGATTCTTTTTTTGAAAATGCAGTATCATAACTTTGGATAATATGTTTTAAAGCAGGTACGTTTCCTTTCCAGGGTTGCCACCATTCTCTTTTAAGAATAGCTCCCTCTTCTGCAACTGGGTCCTGCATATATTGTGCGTTCCAGTTTCTGGGTGCAACAGATGCTTTAACTTTTTCTAATTCTTCTAGTGACCAATACTCAGGCCACACAGGTTTACCACTTTCTAAGATCGCAGGAAATTCAATTAGGTTCCACTGATCTGATTTTAATTCTGTTTGATTTTTTAATAACCTACCGGTTAAGTCATCTTCAGCCCAACGGGTCATTACAAGAAGGATTGAGCCTCCTGGTTGAAGACGTTGTCTGGGTCCTGATGAATACCAGTCATAAGTTCGC